AGTATAGTCGCTGGTCTTGCTGGAATTTTCTTCTATCACAGCTAAACGCTTGTCAAACTCACTTAGGTCTGGTGCACTATAATCAGCAATCTTTTTTTTCATGCCCACGTAGTCTTTGTACACTTCAAATGTTCCATATAATCCGCCCAGTATACTACTAACAATAGTAGCGGCTACCATTAGTTTAGCTGGCGTAAATTCATAGCCACCGATACTGATAACAGTATCTTTGGATGCATACTTTTTTGCGGCTGCTTCAAGTTCATCAACTTTAGCATTTACATTTTTTATTTCTTCTCCCATTTTATTTCCTTATTTGTATTGTAGATTAATCATGTCTTGATGTAGTTTATCCGAACTCATTTGTCTTAATACTCTTGTATTATCGATTATCTTTTGATTCTTATAAATTTCTTTTGGTGCATAGAATGCAACATCTAGAATCGCAGTAAAATATTGTGCATAATTTTCAGGTTGTTTTGCAATCGATTCGATAGTTATGTTGCCTGCGGCTTCATTGTTTTGTACATTCTTTTTAACTGTATCATTCTGTTCGGAGCCATTGTTCATTTGCGATAAGAATGGTTTAGATTCCATAGCATTGTCAACTGGACCTCTATATCCAAATTTGATTCCTTCTGTCGATGGCAATTCAATTTGAACTGGTGCATATCTTGTCGGCGCAACTAAACTGTAAGATATTTGTGGTGTTACCATTGCAACATTAAACTCTTGTCTTGCAATATTTTGAATATTGTATTGCTGTTGTTGAGTTGTTGCGCTAGAAGTAACTATATCAGATTGCATACTCATGCTACCACTATTGATAGACTGTTGAAGTCTCGCAGAGTTTGATGCAGAGTTTCCTTGTTGATTGCCTTGCATTGATATAGATGATCCTTGCAATTGGGTAACCGATTGTGTGCCCGATGCGAGTGCTGTTCCTGTTTGTGATGAACCACCACTATTTGCAATGCTTTGAGATTGTACATCACCAGCAAGTTTTTCAGCATTTTGCTTTGCAGTCTCGCCTGCAGAGAACGCCTGTGCATCAGCCGCTTGTACTACAGATTTTTCTAGTGCCGCAGTTTTCTCTTGGTTTGAACCAATCATACTAAGAACTGACGATAGAGATACTGTAGTCTTTGAACCACCACCCGAGTCTGATACTTCACCAATTTTAGTTTGTGGACTAGTTGCGCTTGGTTGTGATGCCGCTACTTGTTGTTGAATGGGACTAGGCGCACCTGCTGGCGCTGGTCCTGCTTGTTGCATAGGTTGCGGTGCTTGAATATTGTCCAACGGAGCAGGACTTCCAGGTGGTGGGGGTGGTTGACTTCCTGGTGGAGGTGCTGGCTGTCCAGATTGTATAGTCGAGTCTGCAAGTATTGGAGGTGGCGGTGCTACTTCCGTAACTACAGTCGGTGCAATAGGTGCAGGCGCAAGTTTAGCAAGTGCATCAAAATAACCAGGACAAGTTGGACTACTCAAAATATTTGTTGCACATGGGTCTACAGAATACTTCAGACTAAAATTTACATTGTAAATTTCAGGACCATAAGGGCCAGCCCAGAAGTTATTGTCTCTTCCAACAAAACCATATTGAACACTTCCTAAATCTTTAGATGCAAAAGGACTATTAAATGTTTCGGAATAGTTAAATGTTGTCCAGTTAAATCTAGAATTTAAATCATAGTTTTTATTGAATACTGTAGAACCGTTTGTACCATATAAACTAACATAAGCAGTAAGATAGTCCATTCTTCCATCATCCCATCCATTTCCGTTCTTAGCAGTAAATCCAAAATTATATCCGCTTACTAAAAGCCCAGTTCCGCTGTTTGGTAGAACATTAGCAATTGCTTGCATTTGATATAGATTGGTCATACCATATGAAAAGTTAATGCTATCTCCAGGACGCACAATTGCATTCGGCCCACAGTAACCAGGATCACCCCATCCCCAACATGTAAGATTGTTTTGATAGACACCATTCACCCAAGGCGTAGGTCCACCTTGGGGAGTTGTCTGTACAATATTCCCTGTAGTATAGACTTGCGTTGGGTCTAGTGTTTGCGCTTTACTTAAAAGCGGCGTGAACAATAATGCCAAGCAAAGAGCCAAAGCCAATATTTTTAACAGTTTCATATTTCTTTTCTTTTTCTAATTGAGGTATTTTATCTGGGTTAGCTTCCCATGAAGTTTTAGCTTGCTCACCTATTTTACCATCATATGGACAAGGCGTACCTGCCGCCATCATAGCATCAAACACTCTTCTATCTTGACACATGGTAGCAACTGCGGCAACTTTCATACCCATATCAAAAAGAGTCTTAGATAACTTTAAACGCTCACAATTCAAATCTCTAATTGTACCACCAGAAGATACGCCAAAGATTTGAGTCTGAACAGAACCAGAAGAACCTGTAGAACACAAATCGTTGTTACCACCACTCATCATTGCAGGTGCTACAGCAGTTGGTGGAGGTTGAATCACACGCTGAGTAATTGTTGTTTCATTGATGTTGCGGTTAGTCATATCACCAGAATTGATGTTCTGATTCACATTAGCATTTTGATTCACGTTTGTACTAGTGCTAGTTGACGCATTGACGTTGTTGTTATTATTTGTCATTGTGCCAGTGTTTTCATTCTTATTCACGTTTGTGCTAGTTGTTGTATTAACGTTTGTATTTTTATTGTCGCTTGTTGTTACGTTGTTATTGTTGTACGTCATTGTACCAGTATTTTCATTTTTATTGATATTGGTAGATGTGCTAACGCTATTGTTATTGTTGTTGAACGTTTGGGTTCCACTATTAATATTTTCGTTTCTATTGACGTTATTACTAGTCGTTGAATTGACATTGTTGTTATTGTTCGTCATTGTTCCAGTATTGACATTGTTGTTATTGTATGTCAATGTACCAGAGTTGACGTTGTTATTATTAAACGTCTGAGTCCCGCTATTTACATTATTATTTGTGTTAACGTTTGTACTTGTACTGGTACTTGCGTTGGTGTTATTATTAGTATTTGTAGATGTACTATTTACAGTAGATGCACTTGTGGCCGTAGATGTGCTTGTTGCCGTACTGTTACTGTTAACCGTGCTTGTGCTTGTTGATGTATTGTTTGTGTTAACCGTAGTTGTATCTTGTGCCGCTACTGAAAGTGTTAAGAAGGCAACTAAGCCTACTATTACTTTTCTTTTCATGTTTTCGCTCCATGTGAGAAATTATTTGTATATTATATTTACATACAGAGTTTCTAAAATTAAACTCCGATGTTATTTTTTTGTTAGGTGTAAATTTTTTAACACCCAATAGGTGTAAATTTTTTAACACCTATCGATCGTTCTTAGGGTTGGGTGTTTGAACTCGAGCCTTAGCTTCTTTCAGCATCTTCTCTGCAATAGGACTAGAGTGGTGCGGATGCGGTTTTGGGGGTGTTTTAAGTCTAGGCTTATGTTTGAACCAACTCATAAGAAATCTCCCTGTTGTTGCAAATTATTTACAACTCTAGGGAGATGATTTATCTACAGCTATTAATTAAGCAATACCAACCTGTGGACCAGCTTTACCTTGGCTATCATCAAAGTCAATGCCGCCTGTAATAACTACACTGCTGGCACCAGATGTAAGCATGTCACCTGAGTTAATAACTGTATAGTTGCCGTTAGTTGGGTTAAGAACTAAGATAATGCCAACGTTGTCAGTTTGACTGTAAATTTGATACCATGCTGCTGTTAGAATTGTTTTAAACTTTTCGTAGTCAATAGTACCATCTTCATTTGGAATGCTTGCAATCATCTCTTCGTCAAAAAACGGTCTGCCTTTTTCTGAAACAACTGCACCTACGGCAGTGATTAAGAATTCTGCCACAGCACCTTGTGGATTTACACCACGCTTGCCTTGTAGGCCCGGCGGTACTTGTGCATTAAAACTATCAAACCATTTAGGACTTGTCATGCTTGTAGGTTTAACAGATCCGGTTTCTTTCTTCTCACCAGTGCCTACTTTAGTTTTTACACCCTTAACAGTCTTATACTTAACAACTTCGCTGTAGTTTTTACCAATACTGTTAGGATCAACTCCTGCTGTTTCACATAGTGCTTTTAGTGCAGGGATAAATGTTTTCTTGCCAGCTGATCCTGCAAGCACACCACTACCACCTAAGCGGCCGCCACTGTTAGCATTTCGACTAGCTTTAACTTCAACATCGACTGGACTGCCGTCGGCGGAGACACTACTTAAATCTCCTTTGCCTCTAGATTTTGAAACAGGTTTGCAAAGAATAGATAGTCCAAGTTCTCCAGGGCCCCAGGCACCACCTCCTTGACCTGCATCTAATGCTAATAACTTATCAAATATTTTTTCATATATGTAGGCTAAGTCCGGATCGTTAATTAGTAATGCAATATTACCTTCAGACACTTCAAGCAAATCTGTAAACTCAATGATGCCTTCTTCGCATTGTTTCATAAAGTTTAAAATTTTAGGACTTTCTTTCTTAAAGTTTCTTAAGTTAGGAGGCTGATCTTTAAATCCTAAATCTTGGAAAATATTTTCTAATGGGTATAATAGTTTTTGATACAGTGCATTTGTTGTTACTTTCGGTCTCGGCGCAGGCAAGGGTTGATTTGGTACCTTTTGTCTTATTGCTTCGTCTCGATACCACGTGCGCAAGTCATCTAATACTCCTACTGCCTTACCAGCAAGTAAGTCTGCTGATTCTTTAACTTGTTTAAAGAATTGATCTACTGTTACTAGTGCTTCTGTCCCACCTGCTGTAAAAGCGGCTTTAATTTTTTTCTCACCGTTTTTATGCACATATCGCATCTCTTCGCGATACTCAGGATCCGTTCTTAGTTTATTCAACATTCGTGCTGCTATTGTAGGATCTTTTATTGCCTCGAGAGCCGCTTCGTACCAACTTTCATCACCTGGCTGTACTTCTTCGGCTAACGGCTCTTCTTCAGATTGTGGGGTAGCAGGTTGTGCTGTTGATTGCGGGGTAGCAGGTTGTGGTGCAGGCTGTGCTGTTGATTGCGGGGTAGCAGGTTGTGGTGCAGGTTTCTGTGTAGCCTGTTGCGATGGCTCTACTACATCTCTTAGTAAGCCTTGGAGTATACTTTTAGCTACAGAATGCACTGGATCCTCAGAAGGAACCATCTCTATAATGTTAATTAAAAGTTGTAAGTCATTTGCACTCTTACCTGTAGGTGGGGCAAACTCTAATAGGACTGATTTAAATTCACTGTATCTCATAGTCTAATATTTAGCGTATTTCCGGGAACAGGCATTCCTGAATAAAATGGCGAACATCATCTTCACTGAGCCCTAAACTGACCATAACCTTAGGAGTATGGGGGTTTTGCTTTTGATTATCGCAGTAGAAGTTTTGGTAAGACGTAGTATCTATGACAGAATCGTGTGTTTCTCCCACAGTTTCTAAGTAATGATTTACCAATATACTAGCCAATGAACTGATCTGTTCTAACTCGGTTTCGTCGCTTACATTGCCCGCAGCTATCATGTGTTGGCTAAAGATACGCTCAGCCCAGTCTGGTAACTTACGCTTTTTGTTCCATTCATACTGACCAACTTCTTCGCCAAAGTAATCAATCATAGGGTGAAACTTATCGTATGTTGGGCTATAATCAATGAAACAACCTGTAATCTTGTTTTTACCTGCTATTACGTCAAATCCAAATATAGGAGCAGGGTTTGTTGTATGGGGGAACACACAGCAGTGCATCATCCAGAGTCCTTTGGTTTGTCTAGCATCCACAACATCAACGTGAGCCCTACGATAACTGTTACTGGTCCAAACACGATTAACCCAACCAGGCTGATTAAAGCGATCCATGCCCGCTTCAAAGACCTCTGTTCCTGTTTCATTGAATTTTTTCTCTAGCAGGCCTTGAATGTTAATTAGGGTGTCCCAAACATTACTCGCCATTATACAGATCTCTCATCATAGCAATAGCAAATTCAAACGCTATTTTAGCTTCATCACCAAGATCATCAGTAAGTGTTGCACGAATAGCCCCTTTCATTGCATCGGCATTTTCAAAATCATAAAACTTGCCACTGCTAATGTGTGCTACTTGTTTCTTAATAATCTGTCCACCAAATAAATCACCCATATGGCGGCAGTATAAATGAGCTTTAATTAAATGTTTGTTTTCTGCATCATTGCCTAATGCATGTAGGTATGCTTGGTATTCTAACGTTGCAGGAGTTAGGTAACAATATGTCCCATCATCTAGTTCTAGAAAATCTGCATATATACTCTTCAGACGGGGAAGGTCTGGCATTGTATCAAGAAATCCTTGACGCTTGCAATACCATTCAATAGGATCATAAATTGCTAACAAGTTATACAGGTAATTTTTGTAATCTTGTTTTTCAATTTTGCCACCAAGTAACATTTTAGCAAATTTGGTTGTTTCTGCCTCATGATGAAGGTCTTTGGTAATTTCTCTTAAGCTCATTCTTCTTCCATTTTAATTTGGAGTGGGAATCCATTTCCTCGAGCTAGGTTAGTTGCTTCAACTGCTTTGACTTCTGCAATTTCAAAACTATACACGCCGGCAATTCCACTGCCCTCAGTATGTATCTGAATTGTAATTGCCTTGGCAGTTTCTTGGCTATGCTTAAAGATTTCTGTTAAAATACCAATAACAAAATCCATTGGAGTATGATCATCATTTAATAAGATAACCTTCCAGCGATGTGGCTCTTCGACTTTTAATTTAATTTTTTCGTCAAGTTTTACGTCTGTTGCGCTCATGTCATTCTCCATATAATTACATGTAAGGGGAAGTTTCCTTCCCCTTATTATATTACTTAACCTCTACAATGTCAATAACCCTGGCTTTCTTTTCTTCAGGGATAATGTATTCTAGAGTAATGCTAAGTACACCGTCTTTTATCTCAGCATTCTTAACAACCATGTGTTCGGCAAGTTGCCATGACCTTTCAAAATCACGACTGCTTAGACCTCTGTGTAAATATTGACGAGTAGTTGACTCGTTTGGAGTTTCGCATGCTCCACGAACTGTTAGAATCTCCTGTTCAACTTCCACTGCAATCTCTGATTTTTTAAATCCAGCTACTGCGATTTCAATTGAGTAGGTGTTCTCTCCAGTCTTTACAATGTTGTGTGGAGGGTAGTTAGTTGATAACTGATTTGCAAAACGAGTTTCAAACCCATCGAACATTCGGTCAAAACCAACAAGGGCTCTATTAAGTTGAGCTAGACTATTCGTATCAAAACGTGTTACTGTGCTATTCATAAAATTTCTCCTTTATTAAGCAAGAATCAAGTAGGGCCTCACCCGAGCACCCTACAATTATTTATAACCTGTGTCTGTGTTAATTAACTTCTGTAAACTCTGCGTCTACAGGAGTTTCATTTTTCTTAGTTTCTTCACGTTTGCTCTTAGCTTCCATTACTGGTTGAGCGGCTGCAATCAAATCGCTAAGTTTTTGTGTAATAGCATCTTTGTCTTCAGTTAGGACTGTAGTGTTAACAGCATCAATTGCCTCATTAACTTTGTCTTTCACTTCTTGTGACAAGTCTGCTTCTACTTCTTCCATATCCTTACGGATACTGTGTACTTGTGCTTCAACAGTGTTACGAGTTTCAATAACTTCACGTTGCTTTTTGTCGCTTTCAGCATTTACTTCAGCGTCTTGCACCATACGTTCAATTTCTTCTTTGCTTAGACCACTATCTGATTTAATAGTGATCTTGTTTTCTTTACCTGTGTTCTTGTCCTTGGCACTGACATGCATGATACCGTTAGCATCAATGTCAAACGTAATTTCAATTTGAGGCTGACCGCGTCGTGCTGGAGGAATACCTTCAAGATTAAATTCACCTAGTAATTTATTATGTTGTACAAGCTCACGCTCACCCTGGAACGCCTTAATAGTTACCGCAGGTTGATTGTCATCTGCTGTTGAAAACACTTGACTGGCTTTGGTTGGAATAGTTGTATTCTTTTGAATTAACTTAGCCATAATGCCGCCCATTGTTTCAATACCTAGGCTCAATGGTGTAACGTCAAGCAATAGCACGTCATTACGATCGCCTGCTAGAACAGCACCTTGTACTGCGGCTCCGGCAGCAACTGCTTCATCTGGATTAACATCTTTACGTGGGGCTTTGCCAAACAGTTTCTCAACTGCTTCCTGTACCTTAGGCATACGTGTCATACCGCCAACAAGAATAACTTCATCAATTTCACTAACATCTATGCCTGCATCTTTAATAGCAATTTTGCAAGGAGCAATTGAACGCTCAATTAGTTCATCAACTAGTTGTTCTAACTTAGCACGGCTAATAGTCACGTTCATGTGTTTAGGACCGCTTGCATCTGCTGTGATGTATGGCAAGTTAACACTTGTGCTAGCCGAACTGGACAATTCGATCTTGGCTTTTTCAGCGGCTTCTTTAAGGCGCTGTAATGCCAACATGTCTTGCTTCAGGTCTACTGCATTGTCTTTCTTAAACTCGTCAACTAAGTAGTCCATGATACGTTGGTCAAAGTCTTCACCACCTAGGAATGTATCGCCATTTGTTGACAACACTTCGATTTGTTTGTCTCCGTCTACATTCGCGATTTCGATGATCGAAACATCGAACGTACCGCCACCAAGATCGTAAACAGCAATTTTGCGATCACGCTTATCAGTTTTATCAACGCCATAAGCAAGAGCTGCCGCAGTAGGCTCGTTAATAATACGGAGTACCTCCAAGCCGGCAATTTTACCAGCGTCTTTTGTAGCCTGTCTTTGGCTGTCGTTAAAATATGCAGGAACTGTGATAACTGCCTGCGTAACTGTTGTACCAAGATAATCCTCCGCTGTCTTTTTCATCTTACGCAGAACTTCTGCTGAGATCTGTGGAGGAGCCAACTTCTCTCCATTTGCTTCTACCCAAGCATCACCATTGTCTGCTTTAACAATCTTGTAAGGCATTAGGTCAATGTCTTTCTGTACAGCCTGCTCATCGAACTTACGTCCAATTAATCGCTTACTAGCATAGATTGTGTTTTTGGGGTTTGTTACTGCTTGACGCTTTGCGCTTGCGCCTACTAGAATTTCATCATTAGCGTATGCAACAATACTAGGTGTAGTACGTGCGCCTTCTGAATTCTCAATTACTTTTGCGACTCCATTTTCAATAATCGCTACGCATGAATTTGTTGTACCTAAATCGATACCGATGACTTTGCTCATAATGTTTCTCCTTAATTAAGCAAGATTTTGTGGACACCATGTCCTATACTAAACCCTTACGGCGTTTTAGTACATAATTATTTATCTCACATTTCGTGAACTATTTCAATTGTGGACCACTGCTTTAGCTTTTGAATTTTAGCTTCTCTAGCAGCCTCAATGTTGTTAAAACTAACTTCGTCCATTTTTTGAAGAATATCAATCATGGCCATTAGGTCGCCAATTTCTTCTTCTAAATGTTGTCTGTTGGTTTTAGGTTTTCCGGGCTTGTAATTGTCCAAGCCAAATCTGTAGCACTTGCTAACAGCCTGGATAACTTCTGCGGCTTCTTCTTGTAGGATAGCCATAACTTCGTATGTTTGTTCGTCCATATTATCTCTCTCTTGCAAATGGGCTAATGTATTGCCCGGCACTAGTAGTACTTGTCTTGAGTGTTTTAAAAACATTCTGCACACCCACTGCTTGATTCCACGCATCTTCTAGGGCATGATGTTTTAGCACAGGTGGACGATTTGGATTAATACCAATGTCAAACAGTGTACGTGTGCAACGTGCTTCCCAGAAACTCCAAGGCACTGCTTTGCCAATCTTTTTAAACACATGCTCGCAGATCACAATGTCAAATGCGGCACCATGGCTCCATACACGTTTAGCACCCCAACAAAATTTGTACAGTTGATTAAATGCATCTACAATGTCAATTCTGTTGTCTTCGCTGAATGCTTCGTCTTGAGCTTCTTTGCTTTGATTAGCCCACCAAGCAATAGTGTCGTCATTGGTAGCTAGTCCAATGCGATCACAACTGTCCAAGTCTACGCGAACATAGAACTTTTCACATTTTGGATCTTTTATATCGTCGCCAAAGGGATCAAACTTTACTGCTCCGATCGTAAGAATGGCAGCATCCGGAGATGTTGCCAAAGTTTCTAAGTCGATCATAATATCTGTATTTGCCATATAAATTTCTTTCTTTAAGAAACTTATTATAACATATACAGACTATTAGGTCAATACATTTTTTTAGGTAATGACTCTTTTTCTAACTGTTTTCGCCAACGAGCCTTGGCTGCACCTTTTTTACGTTTGCGTTCAGTAGTTGGTTTCTCATAAAACTCTTTTGATTGAAGAGTTTTAAGTGTGCCCAAATCTTCAATTTTATTTTTGAAGCGGCGTAGAGCACGATTAACGTCTTCGCCTTCTTTTAGAACAATTACTGTTCCTTTGATATGATTATTCCTCATCAGTTTCCTCTTCTGGTTCATCATTTGCTTGGTTTAGGGATTCTAAAATCCAGTCTAAATTATATATCCTATTGCGACTAATCAGCCCCCAAGGTGTGATTTCATCGCTGGTCAAATAGAATGTATTAGGTTGTGCTAGTAAAAAACTAACAAATTGTTTAGTAGTTGGATCGCAGTTATCAATATCTATAATGATAAAGTCAGCCTGTTGACTAACACTCAGCATCCACTCTACATTTGATTCGTCTGTATCGTAGATATAGACATTTAAATCATCCATACTTTGGCTTAACAGTTGTTGGAACTGCATTTTTACCTTAGTACTTGGTTTGATTAACAGATATCCGGGATTAAGATTAAACAGCTTATCCGGTGGCGTGATTAAATTGATTCTTCCAAGGTTCATGTTTTCGTTCATATGTATTAATTAGCTGTCTCTGTGTTTAATACGGTTCCAAAGAGAGTTAGTAGTTTGTTCGCTATTTTGCACATAGCTTACTCTTTGAACTTCTTCACTTGTTGTTCCTGATCCTTGATCATGTAACTGCTCTTTTTTTTTGATTCTTCTGAGGCAGCTTCATCAAACTGCTCTATAATTTCCCAAGGCAAATTATCTATTTCGCCTGCATTGTACTTGCGTTGTTGTTCGTAGATATTAACATCTGGATTATCTTTTTTCCAGTTTTGTAACTCGTCAGTCCACGCAACATTTACCATTTCATCGTCCACCTTGGCTATCATCTCAGGTGCAGATTCTTCTGGTTTATGAACCATAGGAGTAGTACCTGTAAAGTGATTAAACGGTGTTAACAAATATGGGTGGCTTTCAAGTATTGACTTTTCTTCTGCTACAGGCTTTGGCTCTTCAAGTTCCGCTTCAAGATTGTCAGCAGGATGTTCGCCTGGGTCTACAAACTTCATAGGTTCTTTAGCAGTATTGTCAAACATCCAACCTGGTGGGTGCGGATTATCTAGTGTAGTTTCTATAATCTGCTCAACTTGGTCTTTCGTTAATGGGCCGTCATCAGGTTCGTATGCAGGTGTAACTGACTCTTCTTCTTTGGCTTGACGGAACCATTGGAATGAGTATTGGCTTGCTAACAATAGGATAACAGCCAGTGGGTCAAACACAATAACAATAATAATGATTACCCAGGTGACAGCTTTTTCTAATACATTAGCATCGGGATTATCACCGTAGATAAAATTAGCAATATATTTGATTGGCCCTACTTCTGCCTCCACTTTGCGTACTTCTGCGGCAACGGGCGCACGTTGTTCATTGAGTACAGTGATCCTTTTTTGAGCTTCTGCAATGTCTGCAAGGAGGCGACCACGTTCTTTCTGTTGGGCTCTGCGTATGGCAACTGCCTTGTCCGCCCCTTTTTCATCTGAACTGCGACCCATAACTTGGTCCACAGCCTCATCCATTTGTTTGAGAGCTTTGCGATTAGCATCTATGTTTTCTTTTTCTGTTTTAATCTTTTCGTCATATACTGCAATCTTAGCCTGTACATCACCTGATACTAGACCGGCATCACTATGTGCTTTGCTTAGGAATCCAAAGATACCCATTGAGGTGATTATCATTAGAATAGCAATAGCGGCTAACAGATAACCTTTGATAAAAAACGGAGCACGGTGCCAATTTAACTTTAACCATACTGTGGCAATTAGTTTACTAATTTCTAACACTACACCCATTACGATAATCGGTATTACTGCGGCTGCAAAGATACTAACTAGTCCTGCTACACTATACCAAATGGCCACAGCAGAAATAGTTAGGCCACTTAAGAGTGCAAACCATGCAATAGATTTATCAGCTAATGTTATCTTCATAGAGTATATTTATTACATTTTTTACAGGTATTATTATACCCACATAATTACTTGAAGATTATCAGTGCCATTAACATAGCTTGTACAAAGAAGCCAAAGCCAATTGTGATGATGTTCAATAAGTCTTTAGCAATTACGCTTCTAACAAAGAATGTAAACAAGCCCAACCACATTAAGGCAACCATATCAACTGGTGGCAACTTTTCAGTGAGCCCAGTGAGTACTGCAACCAGTGTAGGTATAGTGGCCAAGTGTACTAGGATAACAGCAATCCATCCTAGAGTTTCTGCACTAAGATGTCCGATGTTCTCAGTAATACTATCTCTCATCTTTTTAAGATTAACTAACTCTCGTAAACTAACTTGCATAACTTTCCTTTATTTGTAAAACACATGACCTGCAATAACAGCTACTTTTTCTCGATTCCATTTTGGATTGATATGAGTAGCGTGGAAGTATAACGCCTTTTGGAGACTAGGTAAACGGAAACCTTCTAAGAGAACCTGACGTGCAACCATTTCACTTTCTTTGAATACGGCTGTGTTTTTTGGCCTCATTATAGTAGCTGTTTCGCAGTACCAACTAAACTGACATAGTACACGTTCGTAGACCACATTCTTTTGATAAACTACTTGACAAATATCCTTGGGGAACTGTCCGCTTTCTGCACGATTAATAGTAACCTGTGCTACAGCAACCTTACCTTCAAATGGTTGATTGCCTGCTTCGTAATAGATGTTACGAGCCAAGCATTCTAATTGCTTGTTTCTAACTTCGGCAGTTATTGATGAGTTATTCATAACCAACTGCTTGTTTGGGTCAAGTTTATACATGACCGCTTTGTATCCAATCCATCCAACAAGTGCTAGACCAATCAATACAAGTAAGATTTTAATGAGTTTAATCATTTACTTCTCCTTTTTATGATAGTTACTTACTTATCTACGCATTTTAGAAATATCTATGGCCTGTTCATCACTGAATACCGGCACTGCATTGCTCTTATGCATAGTGGCAATACCCTTAACCTTAGTGCCTGTATAGACCTTAGGTTGTGCTAGGGTAGCTACACCGCTGTCTTGACCCAGACTCTTAATATGAGCAGTGCTACGACCAGCGGGAACTGATAGGGAGTAAGACAAAGGCTCTGCTTCCATTGCACGTCGACGTTTGCGCTCATCAGCTTCAACGCCCCATCGCTTCTGTAACTCTTGCCACTCTTTGTCCAATTGTTCACTCTTACGTTTGGCGTCTGCAGATGCAAACTTTTGTTTGCCTTTTCGTTTACCTGTGGTACTAAGCCACGGGCCTTCAAGATGCATACTCATATTAGCTTTCTAGTAGTTAACATAGACTTATTATACAGTCTAATTACTTGATAGTCAACTAAAATGAGCCCGCTACCATTTCTAGTAGTTCTTCATGTTCATACGATTCATATTCCTCGTTGAACTCATATATGGCATCATCGATACCTTCCCAACCTTTTACACCCAGCATTTCAAATAATTCTTTTTTGGTTATAGGTTCGTTACGCATATGGCTAACCCAAACTGATGTCATAATGATACAGGCAAATACAGTTCTGTCACTATACACTTCGTTGGCTTCACACCATTGAATAGTACGTTCCATGTAGTATCGAATATCTTCAATTCTATGCTCTAATTGAGCAATCCAATCTCGAGTTGCTTTTCTATCCCACACTTTTTTCATACCCTAAAACTTTCACCACATCCGCATTTATCTCGTTCATTAGGATTGCGGAATTCAAATCCTTCATTGAGGCCGTTACGGATCCAATCAACTGTTAGGCCTTTTAAATAGACTTCTGATTTAGCATCAACTAATAAGGCAAAATCTGGATGAGCGTAGTTGGTTACACCTACTTCAGCTTCGTAGCTATCCACAAATTCTAACACATAGGCTAACCCACTGCATCCTGTAGTTTTTACACCTAGCCTGATACCTATACCGCGGCCTCGTTTGGTTAACTGTTGTTTGATCTTTTTAGCCGCTGTGTCTGTTACGGTAATCATTTACGGCTGCTTTGATGGCATCTTCAGCCAATATTGAACAATGTATTTTAACTGGCGGTAAGGCTAGTTCTTCGGCGATTTCGGAGTTTTTAATTTCTCCGGCTTTGTCGATGTGCATTCCTTTGACCCACTCCGTAATGAGGCTCGAGCTCGCGATAGCCGATCCGCAGCCATACGTTTTAAATTTTGCATCTGTAATAATACCTGTATCATGATCAACCTTTATCTGTAATTTCATCACATCGCCGCAAGCAGGTGCGCCAACCATACCAGTACCAATATCAGGATCACTCTTATCAAAAGATCCGACATTCCTGGGATTTTCATAGTGGTCAACTACCTTATCACTGTAAGCCATAACAAGTTCTCTCTCTGTAAGTATTGCCTTCTGAGGTGTGTACTTCTTTCCATGCTGTACAATTCTGTTGTAATGGTTGTACAACAATAGGCTGTTGTTCTATGACAACAGTTTCACGACGATTATTATTAGCAATGGCCGCGCCAACTACTCCGCCAATAACTACAGGCGCTAGCCAATAGCCGAAGCTAGGACCATGCGGACGATGACCATGATGTCTCCAACCATGATTATGTTGAGCAAATGCTGTAGCACTGACAGTTAGTAAAAGAACAGTTAAAAGTTTTTTCATATTATACCCCTTGTAAGTATATAACGTATTTACCAGGGGTTTCGTTGACTTATTTCTTGTCCGCTGGCTTACGTTCGTTCTTAACTGCGGTAACATCGTTACGAGTTTCTTTGCACAACTTAGCCAAATCTTGGCAAGCCTTACGAACACGAGTACCTGCGGCACCTACCTCTTTGTCGTAGAACTTTTCAAAGTCTGCTTCCATTGCCTCAACGATTTTTGTGAATTCTGAATATTTGTTTGTTGCCATGTTATGGTCTCCTTTTGTTATATTAGTTATTGTTTGTTGTTGTAGACGTCTGCAGAAGTGATTCTAACCAAACTTTACAGTCTGGCCAATTTCTATAGATATGTGCATGTCCACCGGCCCTAATCCATTCTTCGCAGTTACTTGTACGGTCATCAATCAGTATGTCACCAGGCTGGCAACGTACCCATTTGTCATGACTGTATGGTCCAAGAAAAACTGGAATACCTGGAAAATGTTTGTATGCCCAAAATACTTTATCTTGAATTGCCCAAGGCATGTCGTTATTATGTGGAATTGCACTTAAAAAGTAAAGTTCAGTATCTGGGTTACGGCCAACATAACGTTCACACCAGTCAACTAATTTCCGGGCACCTTCTTTTAAAGGAAGTTTGCTGTACATACGCTGATCATCTCTGAGACTTCGCCACTTGTCGTCTGGAACCATCTCGCCTTCTTTCCATTCCATACGTAAGTATGCACGAGCATATCCCATCCAATCGGCGACAACGTCGTCCATGTCTAGATAAATTTTCATTAATTATGAATTGGCAAATACGTTTGGTGAGCCAGCGGCCACACTGGTACAACTAGTAATAGCATCTCCCACTCTACCACAGCCTAAGTTGTTTATAAAAACAGTAGGAGAACCAGTGGTAATTGGCGCGGCATGTGACGGGCAAGAGCTTCCACCTGGAAGCAAATGTCCAGTGTTCACATCAGTTTGGCGACTAACAGCAATACTGTTAGCAAATACATTGCCTGAACCGACGGCTCTGGTCATTCCACTACAATGTGCTACGTCTGCATCACCTATTCTTGTTACTGCGGGCATATTCTTTCCTCATTAATTCTTGTAATCGATCATTCCATTTTGCCAATTCATCATGCTCTTCATCTGTGTGCGGCCCATCTGGGATGTGTGGAAGGAACTCAATCACATGATCAAAGTCGTCTGGTATGTCTTCATATTGTGTGTAAGTTTCTAAAACACCATTACGTTTTATTACAAACTTATGCATGATGTTAGATTAAGGCAATGCCAGTAGTTGATTCAAGAAACTGTTTAGCAAACGCTTCATCAGTTGCTTCTGCTACTGTAACTGTGGACTTTTGCAAACGAACATCTGCATCTGGACTAACAGTAAACAAGTAGGGCATTAGACCAGGGCCTTTAGGACCCATACCAATTACTTGTATTCTTGATAACTTATAATAGGTATCAGTTTCTTCTACCAATTTAGCAATAAGTTCTTCACCGCTGGTTAGCTTTAATGTGATAACTTCGCCTATGCCCACGCCTTTATTAATTAACATTTTTAATTTCCTTATTAGTATCCGGTACCATTGAATCCGGTTTCGTCAATGTATTTTCTTAATTCTGTAAATCCACCAATGGATGTTCCATTGATGATAATTTGAGGGACTGTTCGAGCATTTGGTACTGCTTCTAACAATTCTTCTTTGGTATATCCATCTCCGATTTTACGTTCTTCAAATTTAACACCTTGTTGTGTTAATAATGCCTTTGCTTGATCGCAATAAGGGCAATGGTACTTTGACCATAAGATAACTGGGTTTGTCATAATTTCTCCGATGTCTTATTATAGCACAGGCAAGGCATCATAGTCAATACCTTCACCCATAATTCCGATGACATAATTAGTGCTTTCATTCTCTTGCAATGCTGTTTGTTTCTTACTTGTGTCGCTGTGCTTGTTAAACCAAGGAATGGGAGTAGACTTTGGCGCAGGACTTTGATATTTAATACCTATATCCTTTAATGCTCCTACTGCTGTATAATCAACAAACTCTTTAAGGATGTTAGCATTAAGACCAATTACTGGACCTTTATTAAACAAATAGTCTGCCCATGCCTTTTCCTCACGAATTACATCCATGTAGAGGGCATATACTTCAGTTTCACACTCAACCTTAGCTTGAGCAAAGCGAGGATCTTCCTTAACAACTTGATTGATTAAGAAAGCCGTCCAACCTTTGTGTAGCAGTTCGTCTTGTAGAATTAAACTGATGATGTTACCGTTACCAATAAAGATCTTGTTCTCTACCATGGCCAAACTTGTAGCAAAGCTAACCATAAAGCGAAACGCTTCTAGTGCATAGCTGGCATGCAGTGCCATGTAGATTGCTTTGATGTGTTCCTTCTCGTTGACTGAACCATCCATTTCTTTCATACAGTTAATTCTGTGTAACTTTTCATAGTGCTCTCCAACACTTGATGCCATTTCCACAATTTCTTTAGTATCATGGATTGTATTAAACACATCCTTTGGCACATTGTAGATGTTGCGGATTATATGGCTGTAACTCTTGCTGTGAATATTAGTTTCAAAGAATGTCCAGTTGTATACCAACGCTTCTAGCTCTGGCAATGATATCACAGGCATAAAGATTTGGCTTGGGCCACGACCTTGTAAACTATCTAGTGCTGTCTGACGTAACAAGTTGCTGGTAAAGATGTGTTTAACAGCATCACTAGCATCTTTAAAGTCATTGCTGTCTTTAGTCAAACTAATCTCTTCAGGTTGCCAAAAGAAGCCACGTGCTGTTGCTTCAAAGTCTGCTATTTTTTTATATTTAACTTCTTCAAAGCGTTGGATAGTAACCGGACCTGCTGGATCTAGAAACATTTTGCGATTAAGATAGTCTGTCTTTGTGTTTAAATTATATTGTGCTTTACTCATTAATATTTTCCTGATGCAAGTACTATCTTGCAAATGTGTTCTAATCTTTCTATGTGTTCAAAAGCCCGCCATGGTGTTGTATCAATGGCAACTACTCCGTGGCCTTTAATGCCTACAATGTCGTAAGCAATGTTACCTTGTTTATCTAACTTTAAATTCTTATGACACTCATCAGCAAGCTCTTGGCTGATAGGAGGTACATCTCCTACATTGGGTGCTACTTTGGTATAACGATTAAGTTCTGGAAACGCATCGCTAATAGTACTCAACTCAATCCCGGCATGCATAGCCGCAATACAGTAAGTAGGATGAACGTGTACTACCACGCGAACCTCACCTGTATGTTGTCCCATTTCTCGTTGTAAGCCAAAGTGTAGTGGTAGCTCTCCACTGGGCTTTAGATTGGCACTGATTTCAGTGTAAGGTAGTTCTTTGCTGACATGATACAGACGAGGAGGTTGATCAAAATAACCTTTCTCAATGCCTATCTTCTTAAACTGATCAGGCTGTAGGGTTTGTTTACGCACACCGCTAGGTGTAATGTAAAAGTGATCACGGTCGTGATGACGTATACTTACGTTGCCATCACGACTGGTAATCCAATTACGCTTGTAAGCGTCTACCATTATGTCACATATTGTTTCTAACATTATTGTATTTCAATTACTCAGTAATTGGTGTAATTTCTACCCAGCTAGTAGTTTCCTCATTCCATGTATAATACTTACCGTCAGTTGGGTAAGCTACTGGAGGTACCCATGCACAGACTGTTTCATCAAATGTCCAACTAGCAGGATGTTCAATTGCTTTAAAGGTTGCAATCTTTGCTGCCTTTTCTTCGGCGGTAAGTTCAACTTCAAAATGTACATCACGTACTATGTCATCATCGCCTAATGTATAGGTTGTTTCAATTCGAACATACGGCCCACTAGGACTAGGCGTAGGGATTCTTTCAAATTTCTTTAAATCACCGGGCAATGCATCCGGATTAAAATTTACAATTGTATAATACAAGTTGCTTTCTAAAATAGGATGATTTACTATTTCGTTATTAACGTATTTTATGTATAAGTTCATTTTTATCTCCAATTTACAATTTACAGCTTTCGCAGTCTTCTTCGTTGTCAAAGTTAATCGGTTCTAACATAGCCGGAGCGTCATCAGCAATTGCCTTGCTGCCTGCTTTGTTAATCAAACTGTAGTAGAATGTTTTCAATCCCCACATGTGTGCCTGCATCAAGTTCTTGGCAATCAATGTAGTTGGCACCTTACGGTCCGCAAAATGTGCAGGATTGTAAAATGTGTTAGTGCTAATACTTTGATCAACATAGGCTGCAATCACAGCCGCTGTCTTTAAGTATCCGTCACAGTCTTTTTGTTCCCACATTAGTTGATATTTATTTTTAAGTTTAGCGTACTCAGGAACAACCTGTGTAAACGATCCTGCTTTACTTTCTTTAGTTGAAATTAAACTCATTGGCATTTCGATACCATTAGTACTGTTAATAACAACACTGGAACTCTCCACGGGCGCAACAGCCATTTGTGTAGCATTACGAACTCCGTATTCCTTCATTTGAGCACGTAGAGTTTCCCAATCAAGTTCAGGAGCAAAGTTTGTCAATTCATTTACACCCTTGGCACGTAGTTCCCATGGAAACACGCCTCGGCCATAACGTGTTTGATCACTGTGTTCACATCGTCCACGTTCTTTAGCAAGTTCAACACTAGCTTCAGTTAGGTAGTAGGCTTGATGTTCCATCCACGCCTTGACTTCAGCCAAGCTGTCTCGTTCTCCGTACCTGAGGCTTCGCTTGGCATGCCAGTAGGCAAGGTTGGTGATACCGATTCCCAGTGGTCTGATTTCATCGTTGGATAATTTAGACTGGATGGAAAGAAAGTCTTGATAGTCAAGAATGTTATTGAGGCTACGATGCAGTATGCGGCAAGCACGGCGCATGTCTTCTGGGTTACGGAACGC